TACTCTTGTTAATGAGGAGTTTGAGATGCTATGTCAATTTCACGCAGTATATTTCAATCACAGGTACTACAAACCTTGTACTTGTAATCCTAAAGAGATTAACAGATGGATTACTCAATTGAACGAAATATACGAGAATGGATATAAATAAAGTACATAATTTAGAGAAGGCAGTAATACAGATTTTAAACCTAGATGGTTGGGACTTAGATTGGTGTGGTGGTGGTTTTGAACACTATGATGCAGTAGGAGAAACCCCTAAGGGACATCCTTGTGTAATAGAGATGAAGTTTAGAAAGAAATACTATGAGACCAAGATGCTAGAGAAACTTAAATATGACAAGCTAATGGATATGCCTGCAGATATGGTCAAGATATACTTTGTAAACGACCCAAAGGCTAACTATTTATTTTGGCTTAATGAGTTAAAGCTAGACCCTACAAAGCAACTGTACTGTCCTGACACTACACTATGGACTAAGAGTAGAAGCAATAAAGAGGTCTACTTATTAAGAGAAGACCAAGCAACAATTATAAACCCTAATCAATAAATTTAAGACAATGACAGAACTTAATTACTTAAAAGCAATACTATTATCACAGTTACTTATTGAGACTATGGACTCACTAAAGGGTAGCAGATTTTATAAGGAGTCTGTAAAGTATAATGTAAACAGAAGCATCAAAGAGTTAGAGCAGGTATTCAATACCAACTACAATAACATCTATGACAACAACCCTGAGATGACTACTAATGTTTTAAACAAGCTAGAGGCTTTAGTAGACAAACTATCTACCTCATCTGTGGATGAACTGGTAATGATTGATTCAGTAATAGATAAGTACCACGAGAACAAAGAGTGGTTTAAGAAACACGGAGAAGCAGAGTTTTTAAAGATTGACTAATGGAAACCTTTTACAAAGATTTAAGCAGAGGAGAAGCTATTGAGCAAGAGTTGTTAAATAAGATACAACTAAAATATCCTAACGCTTATAAGGTAGAAGGATACTTTAAAGATTATGATTTATATGTTCCTGAGATAGATAAAAGCATAGAGGTTAAATCAGATGAGAAATCTAAGTACACAGGTAATATTGTTATAGAGATAGAGTTTAATAATAAACCATCAGCATTGTCTACAACAAAAGCAGATTATTGGGTGTGGTGGGATGGTTATGATTTTACTTGGTTCTATACTAATGAAATTAAAAAATGTATTAAAGAAACTAATCAAAAACTTTATACTTTTATAGGAAAAGGAGATACTAAAGAAAAAAAAGCCTATCTAGTAAAGAAAGATATATTGTTTAATTATTCAATTAAGATATGACCTATATTTTATCCACACTAATATCTATAATGACTATCTTAAAAACTGTAGAGACAAATAACAATCCTGACTCTATAGGAGACAATGGAAGGTCTTATGGCATCTTACAGATACAGAGAAGCGTTTTAAAGGATGTTAATCGTATTTATGGCACTAACTACTACCACGAGCAGATGTTCTCTGAAAAAGCATCTGAGGAGGTATTTAAACTATACTTGTGTTATGGCAAAGAAGTGTTTTTAAAGAAGCATTGTAGATTCCCTACAGAGCAGGAACTGGTTAGGATGTGGAATGGTGGAATATATAAAGGATATAAATACCGAGATACTAAAAAATATTATAACAAATACTTAAAGATTAAAAATGAGAGGTAATGCAATTCACTATGAGGCTACTGGAGAGTATGATGTAATAGACATCTGCCAAGACTATCAGCTTAATTTTCAAAGAGGTTCTGCACTTAAATATATAGTAAGAGCAGGAAAAAAAGATGATGAGTTACAAGACTTATACAAGGCTAAGGATTTTATAGAAAGAGAGATAGCTTTTGTTAGGGAGAAAAGAAACCAAGAGGCTAATGACATAAAAGAAGGTATAGTTAGTCCATACAACTATAATTATAAAAATAGATAAAGATGAGAAACAAAGACAAAGATGCTTTTAGCATAGTAGGATTGGCATTTATATTACTAATAACTTTAACAGCAATTTATTATGCCACTACCTAGACCAACATCAGAAGAAACACAGAAAGATTTTATGAGTAGATGTATGAGTGATTCCACTATGAACTCAGAATATCCACGCAAAGACCAAAGACTAGCAGTCTGCTATATTCAATGGAGAGATAAAAAATAATTAAAAATATATTAGGATTATTAAAATTATTTAATATCTTTGTTAAAAATAGACAGATGTATAAAGTAGACAGAAACTTATTAGAGTTGCAGAACAATGCAGATATGCAGATGCTTCTAGAACTTGTTATGAAGTGGACAAAGAAGTCTGAGAGTAAAGAACTAAAGGCTTTTGAGGATGCTTTATTTAGGCAACTAAGATACATTCAAGCACTAGAGGATGAGAGGTTCTCTTTTGATAGGATTATATCTGAGTCAATAGCTGACAAGATTAGAGCAGTAGAAAGAGCAAGGAAAGCTGATGAGAGAATAGAGGAACTAGAGGAACAGATTAAGAAGCTAGAAATGAAAAACAAACTAGGATTATGACAGAAGAACTATTAGTAGAACTAGGATTCTATAAAAACGACTATGACTTCTATTACAACTATTCTAAAGGAGACATACTATCCTGTGATAGTGATAAGACAAGAAATGGTAAGTGGTATGTAATGTATAACTTTCCTAACTCACAAGGAGTAATATCAAACCCTGAAATACTTAAACAATTAATAAATAAAATAGATGAGCAAGATTAGACTGTTAGACGGAAAAGAATGGGACAAACAAGAACTATTGGACAATATGATGTCAGATGAGTTCTACTATGGTTATTTAAGCAAAGCTGCACTCAGTAGTTCAAGTGCTAAGATGCTAATAGGAAGTCCAAAGACATACACTTATGTTACTAAGTATGGTTCTCCTGAATCACAAGCACTAAGAGACGGATGGTTATTCCACACGGCTATCTTAGAACCTGAGGTATTTGACTCACAAGTATTTGTAGATGTAGAATCTAAGAACTCTAAGGCTTACAAGTTAGCCAAAGAGAAACACGGCAAGGTATTTACCAAGAAAGAGAAAAGAGATGCAGAGAGATTAGCTGATGCCTTTTATAAGAATGAGACTGCCAAGTCATATATTACTAACTGTGATTTTGAAGTCCCCGCAATAGGCGAGGTAATGGGAATGCCTTTTAGAGGTAAAGCAGATATACTAGGAAAGGATAGGATTGTAGATTTAAAAACTACTACAGACATACGAGCATTCAAATACTCTGCTCAAAAATTTTCTTATGATATGCAATGCTACCTGTACTGCCAACTCTTTGATAAGACCTATGACCAGTTTACATTTATAGCATTAGACAAAGCAAGTCTAGACATAGGTATATACCATTGCTCAGAGGAGTTCTATTTAAGTGGAGAACAGAAAGTAAGAAACGCCATAGAAACCTACAAGACATTCTTTATAGATGGTGTAGACATTGATGGATATTATTTAGAAGGAATACTATAGATATGAATGATAAAGTAGATATAGGAGAAATAGTATACTGCGATTTAATAGTAAGACATAATGATAAAGACATTAAACTTAAAAAAGTGGTATATAAAAATGATGGTAATAAGTTTTTTTATAATAGAAGAAATTTAGAAATACTTAAAATAAAAGAACCTGTTTTGATTAAAGAAATAAAAATTATATCTAGATTAGGATATGAAAATAAAGCAACAGGATATACAGAGGTAAAGAGAAGTGAAGAAAAACGCAATAATATAACAGGTGCATATGAATAATTTAGAGATAAATAAAATATATAATGAATCAAACTTAGATACTATGTCTAAGATGTCAGATGATTTTGTAGATATAATTATAACATCCCCACCTTATAATATTATAAGACCAAACTCTATTGATAGAGGTTATGATTTATATAAAGATGGAATGAGCAATGAAGAATATATTGAATGGACTTTAAATATATTTAATGGGTTTAATAAGGTTTTAAAAAAGGATGGTGTTGTTTTATATAATATGAGTTATGGAACAGAAAATACTACCTTAATGAGTTTAGTTGTTGCTGACATTATTAGAAAAAGTGATTTTACTTTAGCTGATATTATTATTTGGAAAAAGAAATCGGCAACACCTAACAATGTATCTCATAATAAAATGACAAGAATAATTGAATATGTTTATGTTTTTTGTAGGAAAATTGAATTTGATACTTTTAAATGTAATAAAAAAGAATTAAGCAAACGAGATACTGGTCAACCTATATATGAAAATGTATTTAATTTTATAGATGCTAAGAATAACGACTGTTCAACTGATTTAAACAAAGCTACATTTAGTACTGATTTTGTAAGAAAACTTACAAGAATATACGCAAATTCAAATAGTTTAATTTATGACCCTTTTATGGGAACTGGCACTACGGCAGTAGCTTGTGTTATTGATGGACATAAATATATAGGTAGTGAAATAAGCCAAAAACAATGCGAATATTCAGAAAAAAGATTAAAGCCATATAAGACACAACTAACAATGTTTTAAACTAAGATAAGATGAAGAAAATAACAGATGCACTAGAGATAGCTAGAGAACTAGAGGAACTATCAGGACTAAGTCCATTTAGACACACAAGACAAAGAGCGTACATAGATGTAAGAGCAACTCTAACATTTTTGTTATACAATAATCTAAACTTTACTTTAGCAGAGTTATCAAGATTCTATAAATCAAATGGAAAGCCTTACGACCACGCTACCGCCTTACACGCTCTAAATAACTTTGAGACCTATAGGAGATACAATGAGAACATAGACAAGTGGTTGGATACATTCCAAGATACTAACCAACATACTAGACTACAAAAGTCTATGATAAGACAAAACCTAAACTACCTAAGCCCCAATAACATCAAGAGGCTAAATAAAATAGTTACAATAATGTATGAAAGAGATAAGCAAATAGAAACAGTATGATAGATATAAATAAAATATATAATGAGGATTGTATAGTTACTATGTCTAAAATGGTTAATGATTATGTAGATATTACTGTTACATCTCCTCCGTATAATACAGGTGGACAAAATGCACAAACAGGAAGAAATAGAAAATTATATGACAATTATAAAGATAATTTAAGTGATGATGAGTATTATGATTTTATTAAAACAACTATAAATGAACTATTAAGGGTTACAAAAAACTATGTGTTTTTTAACTTTCAACTACTTACTAAAAACAAAAGCACATATTTAAAAATAATTGGAGAATATAATAAAAACATAAAAGATGTATTTATTTGGAAAAAATCATTAGCTATTGCTCAAGTTGTAAAAGGAAAACTTGCTACAGGATATGAGATAGTATTAATATTAGGTAAAAACAATTCAATGATATATGAACACAATAATTTTCCTAGTAATAATTATGTACCTAATATAAAATCATTTAAAAAAGAAGAGAATTTTCATAAAATAAACAATGCAACTATGCCTATTAGTATGGCTGAATATTTTATACATTATTTTTCAAAAGAAAATGAAATAGTTTATGACCCTTTTATGGGTATTGGAACAACTGCTTGTGCATCTGTAAAACAAAATAGAAATTATATTGGTAGTGAAATATCATTAAATTATTGTGAATTAGCTAATAAAAGAATACAATCTTATGTTAATCAGCTAACTATTTTTTAATACGTTATATAAATAGAACTTTACAAACTTTACAAAAATGAAAGATAAAGAAGCGTTTATAAAATCATACAAAGAACATAAGACAATCTCTGCTGCTTGTGAAGCTGCTAACATATCTAGGAGAACTTATTATGATTGGAAAGAGCAAGATGATGACTTTGCACAAAGAATAATAGAAGTGGATGAGGCTAGGATAGATTATGTAGAAAACAAGCTATTTGAAAACATAGATGGAAACAAGACAAATGAGATACTATTCTATTTAAAAACCAAAGGTAAGAACAGAGGGTATGTAGAGAGACAAGAGCATCAGATAGATGGAGGGTTTCCTACTAAGATACAAATAGAAATAATAGATGAAAATAAAGACCAATAAGGTTTATAGGAGTTTAGTAAACAACGAGCATAAGATAATAGCGCATCAGGGTGGTACTAGGTCAGGTAAGACTTATAACATCCTTTTGTGGATTATATTCGACTACTGTGCAAGAAACGAGGGAAAGACAATAACAATCTGTAGAAAGACCTTTCCATCTCTTAGGGCTACAGTAATGAGAGACTTCCTAGATATTCTTAAATCATATAATATCTATTCAGAAGCTGACCACAATAAGTCTAACTCTGAATACAACCTAAAGAACAACCTAGTAGAGTTTATTAGCTTAGATGTACCTCAAAAGGTAAGAGGTCGTAAAAGACAATTACTATATATCAATGAGGCTAATGAGATAATAAAAGAGGATTGGAATCAGCTTATCTTTAGAACAGAGGAACAAGTCATACTGGATTACAACCCATCGGATGAGTATCACTTTATCTATGATGATGTCCTCACTAGAAAGGACTGTGATTTTTACATCACTACTTACAAAGACAATCCATTCTTAGACCCTAAGATTAAGATAGAGATTGAGAGGCTAAAAGAAACAGATGAGACCTACTGGCAGATATATGGTCTAGGACAAAAGGGAATATCTAAGGCTACTATATTTAATTTCTCAGAGATAAATAAGATACCTGAGGATGCTATGTTTCTCTCGTATGGTATGGACGCAGGATATACAAATGACCCCTCAACTATTGTGGGTGTATGGCAAAAAGACCATAACTTATATTGTAAGGAGTTTTTGTATAGGACTATGATGACCACACAAGACTTGAATAAGGAGATAAAATCACTAGAGCATAAAGGCACTATTTATTTAGATTCAGCAGAGCCTCGTTTAGCAGATGAACTTAGGAGGATGGGTAATCCTGTTAGACCAACTAAGAAAGGACAAGGTAGTATATTAGCAGGTATTGATTTGCTTAAAAGATATAAGATATACATAACATCTGATTCACACAATATGATTCAAGAGATGAGGAACTATAAGTGGACTGAGGATAAGACTGGGAAGCTAACCAACATACCAATACCTAAAAACGACCATACAATAGATGCCCTTAGGTATAGTGTTTTTAATGTATTAAGTAATCCTAACTATGGTAAATATGCTATCAGATAAAAAAAGTTATTAAATAACTTGTATAAGTCAAATGTGTATATTACTTTTATACCCTAATTAAAACAGACAGATAATGGAGATTTATAAGATAACCAACAATATTACAAAAGAATTTTATATAGGTCTAAATAGTACAAGTAATCCAGACTATTATGGAAGTGGTGTAAAAATAAAACAACAAATAGATAAGTATGGTAAGGAAAACTTTACTAAAGAAATACTTTGTGTTTTAACTTCTAATTTTAATAAAGATAAAAATGTTTTGAGAAAAATAGAACATATATACATATCCGCATACATAAAAGATAAACAATGTCTTAATAAATCAATAGGGTACACTAAAGGTATTAATAACTCAATATACCATACTTATGATGCTGATACTATTTTATCCTCAAACAAAGAAATAGAAATTTTAAAAACTAAATTACAATTAAAAGAAAATGAATTGCAGGAATTAAAAAATAAAGAATTGCAAAGAATAAATTTTGAAAGGAAAAAAGCAAGTTTAGGTAGAGGATTATCTAGACTTTTAAAAGACATAAATTAAATACAGACATACAATGAAAGAACTAGAGATTAAGATAGATGACATCACACTAGAGGTAGAGTACTACTTTGACCACGGCTCAGATGGAGATTACTTTGAGCCACCTTGTTCAGATGTTATAGACATAGAGAGTGTGAAAGTAGCAGGGTCTAAACTAGACATCACAGACCTACTATCAGAATATGTAATTAATAGAATAGAAGATAAAATATACCATTATGAGAAATTGGCTTAAAAAAGACCCTGAGAACATTATCTACCTTATATCATTTATATTGGTATTTGGATTAGGAACTGTATGCTTGCTATCACTAGCAGCAGTATTTGATTAGTTTATCAATAAGTAAGTTTAGTTAGTAAGAAAGAGGCACTCAGAGATGGGTGCTTTTTTTTGTACCTTTACTAAAATGCCTTAAAAAATACGTTATATATATAAGTAATAGAATATGAAAGTAGAAATTACAATACCTGATTCATTATCAGAGGTTACATTAGACCAGTACCAAAGGTATCTCAAGATACAAGAGAACAACACAGATGAGAAGTTTTTAGCTTCTAAGATGATAGAGATATTCTGTGGAGTAAAGCTATCAGATACTCTTAAAATGAAATTCTCAGATGTAGATAGTATATGTAATATCTTGATAGATATGTTTAATGAGAAACCTCAGCTAGTAAAAACCTTTAAAATGAAAGGTGTAGAATATGGATTTATTCCAAAACTAGATGACATCAGTTTAGGAGAGTACGTAGACTTAGACACTTTCTTAGGAGACTGGGAGAATATGCACAGAGCAATGGCGGTACTATACAGACCTATAGATAAGAAATATGGAGATAAGTATTCTATAGTAGACTATGAGGCAGAAGATGGAGAGGTAATGAAGGATATGCCACTAGAGGCAGTTGTAAGTTCCATTATTTTTTTTTACCATTTAGGGATAGACTTATCTCAAGCTATGATGAATTATTTGGAGGAGCAGGAGGAGACCAATTTAGTGCAGTATCTCAATTCGGAACAAAGTGGGGTTGGTATCAATCAATTTACGCACTCGCTCAAGGCGATATTAGAAGATTTGAAAATATCACACAATTAAACGTACATAAATGTTTTATGATGCTATCATTTGAAAAAGAGAAAGCAGACATAGAAGCCAACAGACTAAAAAGCAAAATGAAATGAGTACATCAATAAGAGGTTTTTATTTACTTACAGACACTATCAAAGATACGCTACTAAGTGATGAGAATGTAAACACAGTTACTATAGGAGATTTAAAAGAGGTAGACTTATCTAAACAGACTATATTCCCTTTATCTCATATGATAGTAAATAGTGTTACATCATCAGAGAACGTACTTAGTTTTAATATAAGCATTTTGTCTATGGACATAGTAGACCAATCAAAAGAAAGAGAGATAGATATATTTGTAGGTAATGACAATGAGCAAGATGTATTAAACACTCAGCTATCTGTGCTTAACAAACTGATACAGAAACTAAGAATCGGACAACTATATAGAGAAAAGTATCAAGTGATAGGAGATGCTTCCTTAGAGCCTTTTAGAGATAGGTTTGAGAACCAGTTAGCAGGATGGGCAGCTACATTTGATGTAATCATAGAGAATGACATAAATATCTGTTAATGGATTTTAAAAAGACAGAGGCTAGTTTAAACAAGTTTGCTAAATATGTTATTCAGCAGTCTAGGAGTAATCTATCTAAGCAAAAAAGAAATGTATCTAGTGATTTGTATGGTAGTCTAGGGTATGACTTAAAAGTAAGTCCTAACAGCTTTGGATTAGAGTTCTTTATGCTACCTTATGGGGAGTTCTTAGATAAGGGTGTAAGTGGTACTAAGAAAAGATATAACACTATATACGAGTACACCAATAAAAAACCTCCTATGCAACCATTAATGGAATGGGCAAAGGCTAGGAACATAAGATTAAGAGACGAGAAAGGAAAATATAAGAAAGGTAATTATAAGACAATAGGATTTATACTACAGAAAAGTATATATGAGAAAGGTATCAAGCCTTCTTTGTTTTTTACCAAACCTTTTGAGAAAGCATTTGATAATTTACCACCTGAACTAATAGAATCATTTGGTTTGGATATAGACAATTTTTTAGACTTTACAACATAGAAAGATATGAGTACAAAGATAAACGTAAGAAGTCCATTTTATTATAAGCAGTCTCACGCATCTGCGGCACAGATAAAGATTTCTATTTACATATATGAGGGTGTACAGACAACAAGTAGACCTGCAACTGCACAATATGTAATTACAAAAGATGTTACAACACCAACGACAGGAAACCCTTATGCGGTTTTTGAAATAAGCGAGTTAGTAAGAGACTACTTAGATACAAGCTATAATGACTATCAAAGTAATTGTGCTTGGGTAGATGTGATTTATCAGATTATAAACTCAAGTGGGGGTGTTGTTACAGGAGGCACAAACCCATATGTAGCTATGGATGGTTACGGCTATTTTGAAGAAGGTATAAACCCTGAATTATCTAAAAGGCTTCTATTGTCGAATAAAGTAATGTGGAGACCTGAAGATGAGAATATAAGAATACCTGTATTTTCAGAACAAGCAACAGGAGTTGTTTTTCTAAGCAAAGGACAAGAGGTAAGGTCTGTGTCTTTAAGTAGCACAACAAACAGTTCAGGAGTTGTAAGCTATGTTTCTGTAAGTGGAGATGTAAGTGTAGATAATTACAGACAAAGAGTTTTATCA